ATTCCATGCCGCTCTATTACCAGTTGTTTCAAATGAACCTTCAAATTCTTGTTTAAAGACAACAGAATCCATTGTTCTTTTTGCAAGTTCTACCTCTTCTTTTGGTACAAATCCGCCTTGCAAAGTTGTAAACTGCCATGACTTCCATTCTGGCTCTGATTGTCCTTTCATATATAAATCATACATAGCATCATATCCATTAGGAGTACCAATAAAAAGGCATTTGCCTTGTGTTGTGGCTAACATAGGCATAATAATTTCTTCCCATACATGAGGTTTAATATAAGCCATTTCATCCATGACCGCTCTTGTTAATTCAACACCTCTTAAATTATTTTCATTATCTGCACCTTTTACAGATAACTCTGCTCCATTGTTAAATATAACGCTCATCTCTGATTCATTTAATTTAGCATTCTCAAAATTAGAAAACATCTGCCTTAGTATTGGAAATACAATCATCTTACCTTGTCTGTATGTAGGTGTGATAAACCATCTTCTTTCATTAGATTCAAAGGCATCTTTCATTAAGTACATCAAACTTAATACAGTCTTGCCCCATCGTCTACCGCAAACTAACACTTTAAATCGTGAATTGTCTTGCAGAATACTTTTTCTTGTCTTGTCTAGTGTCCAGTTAATCAACTAAATACTCTTTTAAATAATGACCTAGGAACCTTTTTACCTGCTTTATATAATCTTTGCATTTTAGCAATATCTTTTGCTCTTGCAGTTCTTTTTGATCCTTTTAATCCAGAAACATATTTCTTAGGAACGCTTTTAAACCCTTTTACCTTAGCAACTTTTCTATTCATCTTTTTTTTCTTTCTTGGCATTATACACCAACTTTTTTCATTGCCACTTTATGTGATTGAGTAAATGTACTGCCTTTTCTCATTGCTGTTACCATTGCCCTTAAATGCTTTCTAGTGTGATGCTTAGCGTGCCTTCTCATAGCAGACACCTGTCTTT